GTATTAATTTCAGCTTTCCAGACAAAAGTTTCTGGCTCTTTAATTGCAAGGCTTCTTAAAATTAGCTCATTTACTCGCTCTAATCCGTGAGCGTATTGAATGATCTTTTGGTGATAGCGGTTCATCAAAGGCTGGAACTGAATAGAAAGCGCAACACCAGAGGTGTTTGAAATAGGCTGTGCTTGACCAAGAGCTGTCTCTGGAACACCGATCATTTCGTGCATAGACTTCTTGATTAAAGCCAAGAACTCCATAGCACCCTTTAGACCTTGTGATCCGCCTTCTAGGTTTTCTACCTTTGCGTCTTTTGGTAGTCCGCCCCAGACTTTGTTAGCGCCTTTCTCAAGCTGAGAAGCCTTAGCACCGATGATGATTGTGACTGGCGCTGCGTGGTAATTAACGATGTCAGCAACGTCCGTAGCAGTTTCATTGTAAGTGCGGTTAATATTGATAATGTCATTGCAATCAGAAAGACCCCAAGGGCTACCACTAATACGCACATTTGGAATATGAATAATGGGAATAGTGCCAAGCGGGTTAGGGCGAGAGTCAATGAGTTCGTCGTTGATATATTCTTCGATGACATCGTCAGTTAAGATTTCTGTGTAAGTAAATACTTGACGCGTTCCTTCAAGCGAAGTGCCCCAGAAACGATACTTGAGCTTAAAACGAATAAGGCGCTCGCGGTCATGAGGATGAAACTCTGGAAAAGCGAAAGATGAGTTAAGAGGAAGAATACGCACACGGCCAGGGTGGATAAGGCCAGAGGGATCAGTCCACGCTTCTTCGTAAGCGACCTTAATAAAGCAATCACCAGATACACCGCCTTGTTGTCCGATTTCCCACAATACTGTGGCTTTATTGTTATCTACTTCCCACACACGTTCTAGTAGGTCTGGAACAATAGCTTCTGTTTCTTTTGGGGATCTAAAGTTAACACCTTTGCCAAAAGTAAAGTTAAGTACAAAATCTGTGAATGCACGATAGTAATTCATTACCATCTGTGTTTCGCCTGTTTGACGGCGATAAGAATAATGATGGCCAAGATACATTGCCCAGTTAAGGGAATAACGATTTAGTCTAGGACCGTGTACTTCAAACTCTTCATCTGCAAGCTCTACTAAACCAAGCGGGGAGATGGAGATTGTTAAATCTGAGGAGGCTGCCCTATAACTGGGAGGGGAGAAATCAATACCGCTACCGCTCACCAAAACACCCTTCTACTGTTAATACGCATAGACTAACACAAATGTCGACAAACCGCTAAAAGTGGCGTCGGAAAGATTCACCGGCAATGGTTCCCTTGCCAACTGGCTTGGTAACCTTTTTCTTCATTGCCTTTTCTTTTTTCTCTTTTTCTTCTTCTACGTAGTCGCGAAATCGAGGGTCAATATCTTTTTTAGAATCTACAAACTTCCCGCCCATTTGGATGTACTTTGCATGAATCCAGTGAGCTGATGCTGGGGATTGTTTTGAGAAACGAGCCTTAGCTTGAGTTCTTACCATGTTGTACATTTTTGGGTTTGCAGGTAACTGCTTTGGACCCGCTTTTACTTCTTGACCTCTAATTAGCATTTTTAATCCTTATAAAGAAGTTCTCGCCCCCGCCAGCCTTGTCGCCTGAATACGGGGGACGAGAAACTTTATTAAATTAGTCCTGGACTACGGCAGGGTTCATAGCACTCTGACGAGCGCCGTTGCGAATAACTTCTTCGAAACGATTGTCGCCGTGATCAGCAAAACCGCCAGCAGCAAAGTCTGTCAAGTTCTGTGGTGCTTCTACCCATGCAGCTGAACCAACGTGTGCGCGTTCACGCATTGTCTCTTCAGCTGTCTTCTGCCAAACAGGTGCATTGCGATTAGCGCGACCTGGTGCAGGCATGTATCCCTGCATTGCTCCGTTTGTAAACTGAGCTGGTACATCTGTGTCTGTTGCAATGCCTTCTTCGAAACGAAGTGGTCCGCGTTGTCCTGGAACAGCGCCTGCCATCTTGCGGTCGTAAATAGCTCCTACTTTTTCAGGGAACTTTGGATCTGGTGCAATTGTCATTAATGACTCCTAAATGTTGGTTTGAGGACCTCGGTAAAAGTGTCCTACTTTTAAAGGAGATAAACAGGCTAAAGTGTAAATTATCTAAAAAACGGGGAGGAGGACACTTCTACCTGTGGCATTGTCAGGTCCATGGTTAGGGCGCAAGCAATAGCCAAAGAGTCGGCATAATCGTCGTGGGCGTGGGCTTCTTCTGGGGCATGCGCTAAAAAGTTAGGACCTTGAAACTTTGTTTCTAGATCCGTCATTTGTTGGTAAAAGCGCTTCCAGGTTCTAAGACGCCTGGTTTTTGCGTGAGCTGGCCAGCCAACCATACGTCGATCAATTAAGGCTTTTAAGTGCTTCCAGCGCTTTGATTGCTCAGGTTGGCTACTACCTATAGAGTGAACTTCAGCTCTTGGTAAAAGCAGTTTCATTCTTTGAGCTACTGCGTCTCCAACACCATTAGCATCAATACCTACAGCTAGCACGTCGTAGTTATTTAAGAAGCTGACAATTTGGAAGTACTGGTCCTCCCAGTCATCGCCTTGAATCTCTAACCAATTTAAAACTCGATGGTCGTAATACCCAAACTCATCTGGTCTATCCCAATCTACCCAGACAACTGTAACTACTGTTGAGTCAAGTTTTCTTGCAGGGTCAATTCCAACAACGACTGGCGTTCTGTGCCAAGCTTTAACAGTCTCTTGCGACGTGTCTCCGAGCTCATCCATAATAGCTGATGTAACGAACATTCCTCGCTCCAGCAACCATTTGCATGAGTACGACATCTGGAACTCATCAGAGTCCTCCCCAATACGAAGCATTTCTTTTTTAATAAATTTACCGTAGTTAACATTTACTTTAGCTACGTCTCGCCAGTCCCACTCAAAATGATTCTGCCTAGATGTACGCCCAGTTTGTCGGCGCTTGTTTAATTGGATTGAACGATAAAAGTTGTTCTTACTTGTAGTTGGAGTGCCTGTCTTAACCATAGTTCCTGAGTAATAAGCAAGCATAGGGCTAATAGATTTTGATACAACAAAGTCATCTGCCTCCTGGCACTCGTCGATAACAATAAGATGAAAAGACTTAGATTCAATTTTAGCTCTAGGGTTAGCTGTCATCATCATAAGGCTGCTGCCTGAGTTCTTAAGTTTAATTTGTCGTGTTACACCAGGAACTTTTCCTAAAGAGTCATCAATTTCTGGGTCTCCCAAAATCTCAAGTGCTCGTTCTGATGTAAGTCGATTTACTGTACGACCAAACAATGTTTCAACCTGCCCTTCAACGGGAGCAAACATACCGATCCAAATACCATCTTTAAACTTACCAAGAAGATCTGGATACATTTTTGCAAGACGAGGTAGTAACACCATAAGTGTAGCTACAGTGTTAGCAATAGTTTCTGATTTACCTGACTGACGTGCAGCAAGTGCTGTAACTTCTTCACCGTCATTAATAATTACAGATTCAATAATGCGACGCGCTAACGGCATTTGATACGGGTGTAACTCATGGCCAACAAGAGCTGTCATAAACTGAACAGTTCGATCAGTTATCTTTTTAACAAACTCTCTAGATAGTTCATCAAGTTCTTCAAACTCTTCTTCCGGCGCAAGGTCTTCTTCTTCCGCGTCTACTTGGAAGAACTCTTCGTCGTCATCTTCTAAAACAATGTTGTTTTCCATATTAACCTTAAGTCTAGTTAAAAACAAAAAGCCTGGGCTATTAAACCCAGGGCCCTTTGCTGCCACCACACGGGGAGAGGAAGAGAGAGGCAAGGCTTAGTTTAGCACAAAGTCGACAAATCTACTTAAGGCTTGGCATTCCTTTTGTACAGCTCTTCTACAACTGCATGCAAAGCTTCGGCACCAGTTCTAGCTTCTTGTAGGTAAACCATTTCTCGACTTTTCGTGTAACCGGAAAGGCATCTACCAACCTCATAAATAGATTGCTCTAGCCACATTTCTAGCTCAGCAGTAGGGATTCGAGATACTCGCTTGGCAACCTTTTCTGAAAATGGTTTATCCCAGTCTTTATTACTCTTTGAAAAAAGCTTCTTCATAACTGCCATCCTCCGGCTTCCAAACATTGCGGACTTTCATAGCATCCGATAGGCGGGAGTCTATTGCATTATCTGCTTCAAATGGCAACTCTGATCCAATAATCCACTTACCCATATAAAACCCTGGCTTGGTAAATGGCAGCCTAAAGACTAGGCAAGTGCCTTTACGGTATGGGTGATCTGTTTCCTGCGTCCATCCAATTTCTACAATTGGGAGTGGCTTGCGGTGGTAGTACTCAAGTTTTCCAACGTATAGTTGACCGTATGTTTTCATAGGATTTCGTTAAATATTA